TAAAAATAGTGGAACAACAATGAATTTTAGAAAATTTAATTCATTAACTGCTCCAACATCAAGTTTATCTGAAGGTGTAACACCAGATGGAAATGATTTAAATATCACAAACATCAATGCTGTTGTTAAACAAGAAGGAGATTATGTAGTAATTTCTGATTTAATTCAAATGACAGGAATTGACCCAATAATAACAGAAACATCTGAAGTGCTAGGAGAAGAAGCTGGAGAAGTAGTAGATACTCGTATCCAAGAAGCTATATCAAAAGGCACAAACGTATTCTATGCTGGTGGTGTAGAAACAAGAGGTGCTGTAACTGCTGTTTTAACAGGAGCAGATATCAAAAAGCTTGTAAGAAAATTAAAAAATGCAAAAGCTAAAAGATTTAAAGATGGATTCTATCACATGCAAGTAGACCCAAGCATGGCATATGATTTAATGGAGGACCCATTCTGGGTAGATGTTTCTAAATATGCTAAACCAGAGCAAATGGCAAAAGGTGAACTAGGAAAAATGCATGGTATGAAATTCTTTGAAACTACAAATTTAAAAACAGTAGTAGAAGGAGAAAAAGAAGTTCATATAGGATATGCATATGGTAAAGATTCATATGCTTGTGTTGACCTAGAAGGTGGAGCAGGTAAACCTGAAATAATTGTAAAACCAAATGGTTCAGCAGGTTCAGCAGACCCACTAGACCAAAGAGCAAGTGCAGGATGGAAAAACTGCTTTACAGCAGTTATTACACAACCTGAAGCTTTAGTAAGAGTAGAAGCTTGTGTTAATGAGTAAGATAAGGAGCTATATGCTCCTTTAATTTTTTTATAATAGGAGGAATTTAAAATGGCAAAGAAAACTGAAAAAGATGCAAATGTAAATGTTAATGAGGAAGCTAAAAAGAAAGAAGCAAATGTTAAAAAAGAAGAAAATGTAAAGAAAGAGGTTAAAAAGGAAGAAACTAAAAAAGTTATGATTCCTATTGACCCATTAAATCCAAAAGATAAAGATATTATCGTTGGAATAAATGAGAAATATGCCAAAGTAGTAAGAGGAGTAGAAACAGAAGTTTCAATTCCAGTTTACGAACAATTAAAAAATGCAGGGCTAGTATAAACTAGCCTTCTTATATATCACTTTAAAGGTATTAGTGAGTTCAATTCTCACAAAAGTGAAAGGAGAATATTTATGACTTGGGGAGAGATTAAATTAAGTGCATTGAAGAAAATGTTTGCAAAGGATGAAGTAATAAAAGTAGCAGATTTAGATAGATTATCAAGTGATGATGATACAAAAGTATATTTAAATGGAATGGTAGAGGCAGGTAATGAAGCAATAAATAGAATATTACCTTATTATCAAAATAATTTTGAATATTCCAAAAATGAGAAGAAATATGTTGTAGTAGAAAAATACAAATTAACTGAATTAACAGCAAATGATGAAGAATTACCATTTGCAGATGAAGCATGTGTTTTAATTCCTCTTTATATAGCAAGTCAATTATATAAAGATGATGACATAGCACAAGCTACTCAATATAGAAATGAGTTTGAGATAGGTTTACAAGAACTACAAAGATATATAGATAACCCAACAGAGGTTGAAATAGTATTTTAGGAGAACAATATGGCAAGTTTTAATATACCAGCTTCACCTACTAAATATCAATATAATTTAACAGGATTTTTAGGTATAGATTTTAGTTCAGCAATGTCAGAAATAGATAGAAGAAGATGCAGAGATGGAAGTAATTTTATAAATAATAATGGAACAATAGAAAAGAGAAATGGATATAAAGTATTAGCTTATTTAGGAGATAATGCAAACATAAATGGAATATGGAATGTAGATACAGTAAATGGAGAGTTTTTTGTAATACACTGTGGAACAAAACTGTATGAAATGAAAACTGATTTTAGCAGTTATGAAGTGATATTGGAAGGATTAAAAGATTCAATATCAACAGGAATTATAATTAACAACAAATTGCTAATATTAGATGGTAAAAGAGCAGTAGTATATGATTTATTAGTGGAAAATAACAAATGTGCATATTTAGATACTATTGGAAGAACAGCAATTACACAAATATCAAGAAATCCAGATGGATTAGCATCACAGCCATATGAACAAGTAAATATGGTATCAAATACTTGTATGAATATGTTTTTAGGAGATGCAACATCATTAGATTATGTGCTAGATGCAACAGATATTAGTTTGCCAATTATAGTAGAAGTTCTTGATAGTAATGGTCAATGGCAAATAAAAACAAGAGATACTGAATATAAAGTAGATTTAGAAAAAGGAATAGTAACATTTGATGCTCCAGTAGGAATATCACCTGTTGATGAAAGAGATAATGTAAGAATAACATATACAAAAGAAATAGCAGAGAATAAATCACAAATAAACAAATGTAATATTATGCAAGCATATGGATATGCAGGTAATACAAATAGAGTATTTATGAGTGGTAATCCAGATTTTCCAAATCTAGTTAACTATTCAGATATAGATGATATTACATATATTCCAGTAAACAATATAATAAATGTTGGTCTTGCTACATCTGCAATAACAGGATTTGCTAAAATGAACGATGGTAAATTAGCAGTTTTGAAAGATGTATCAGATACTGATAATACAATATTCTATATAGGTTATGGCACATTTAGTGGTGTAGAAGTATTTCCAATAGAAGGTAGTGCAAAAGGAGAAGGAAATATAGCTAGTATGGCACACGATGTGCTAATCAACGAGCCTCTTATATTAACTAATAATGGTGTATTTGCAATAAATGCATCTAGTATGACAGATGAAAGATTTGTATATCATAGAAGTTATTATGCAGATGGAAAATTATTAAAGGAACCTAATCTTAAAGAGGCAGTAGGTATTTGTAATGATGGTAAATATTATTTAGCAATAAATAATAATGTGTATGTAGCAGATAGTAGATTCAAATCAACATCAAACAATTCTAAATATAGCAATTATCAATTAGAATGGTTTTATTTTACTGATATACCAGTTAGAGTGTGGTTTGTGTGGAATAACAAGCTGTATTTTGGGGATAAGAGTGGGAATATATGCACATTTAGAGATAATAATGATGTTGATAGATATAAAGATATAGATAGTCCAGTAAAAAGTTACTGGATTTCTCCATATTTGAATCTAGGACAAATAGCTTATAGAAAGAATATAAGAAGAGTAATGATATCTACTAATCCTTCAGATTTGAATATGGATGCTGGATATATATTAAAAAATGGAACAAAGCATGTATTACAAAAAATATATGAAAATTCCTCGTTCCCTAAAATAATAACAATAAGGAAGCAAGCAAAAAGACTAGGATATTTTGCATTATATCTAGAAAGTAACAATGAAAAGGAAATGTGCTTTAATGATATTACAATAATATATACACTTGGCACATTGTATAAAGGAGATTAGTATGTATAATGAGCCAAAATATGATGAGGATTTAGTAAATTTAGGATATTTAAATGAAAAATTACAAGATACACAAGAGAACATAAGCAATGATGTATCAAATAAAACAGAGAATTTATCAACACATTATACTAATACTCCTCAACCTCCATATAAGGCAGGAGATACATGGATTAAAGATAATAAGATATATACTTGTATAACTACAAGAGAGGTAGGAGTATTTAATCAAAAAGATTGGGTAACTGAATCAGGAGCTACTGAACTGGCAGAAAGTAAGAATAAAACATATACTTCACAGCCTAGCAATTATCACATAGGAGATACTTGGATTCTTCAAAGTGATACAGACCATAAAGCAGGAAAAAAAGGTGAAATATTAAATGCAGTTCAGAATAGTGAAGCATATAATGAATCTCACTGGGTAAAAGATATAAAGTATGGATTACAATCTGATATCAATAAAATAGCAGAAGATTTAGATGAAGCAATAAACAAAGTAAATGCAGATATAGAAATAGTAGAAGGTAAGATTACTACTACATATTATCAAAATACAATTCCAGAAGGAAAAGAAGGTGATTTGTGGTATGTAACTGAAGCAGTAGATATTTATGAAAAAGGCAAGATATATAGATTTAATGGAGAGGTTTGGAAAGAGTTAGATAATCCAGATGTTAAAAAAGCAATAGAAAGTGCAAATCAAGCACAATTAACAGCAGATAAAAAGATTCAAACATTTTATAGTAAAGAAAAACCTGTTGAAGGTGTCGGTGTAGGTGATTTATGGATAGATTTAGGAAATAAAAATAAATTACATAGATATAATGGAACAAATTGGACTCCTACATATGATACAAGAATAGATGAATTAGAAGAAACAACAACTAAAACATCACAAACAGTAGCAGAGATACAAACTGATTTAGGAGAAGTAAAGACAAGTGTAACAACAATAAATACTACATTAAAAGAAGTCCAAGAAAAGACAAATAAAACAATTAAATCAGTAAAAGTAATGTATGCATTAGGAGATAATACAACAACAGCTCCAACAAGTGGATGGTCAGAAGAAGCACCAACATGGCAAAATGGTAAGTATATGTGGCAAAAGACAGTAA